ATTAATTTTAACAAAATTTTAATGTAATGCTAGAAAATAGCGAAATTCTTAAAAACTTTGAAAATTTTCTTTATTCCGATTCTAATAGACTTAGAAATATTATAAATAGAGTCAAACCCTTTTACTTAATTAAACACTCTATATATAAACAGGAAAATTTAAATGAAAATATTCCGAGAAAACACAACAGAGTACGACCACAATTTGAACAACAATCAAAATCAGAAGAAGAAATATCACTTCAAGATATTCAATCTGGTTTCAGATCTGTTAAACATCAGTTTAAAGACAACGTTAACTGTAGTTTCCCTAACATTGATCCTGAAATGTGGAAAATTATCAAGTCACAAGATAGACAATATGTACCAAAATCCATTGGAACAAAACGATGCTTATTATCAAAGCAAACAACTTTATTTGAACGAACAAAACGACTTTCTGAACAATTCAGATCAGAAGTCTCTGAATCCGACGAACAATGCATCGAAAGTTATACATCTGACTCGAGATGGTTATCTTCTATTCAAAGAGATGTTATCGGACGTGCATGCATACAATCAGCAGAAGAACTTGGAATCCTACAAAGAAATCATGGGAGAAAAGATCCCTTTAAGGAAGGATTTGCTAGATTAATTGATGAAATCTCAAAGAATACAAATTCTGGATATCCTCTATATCAGAGAAAGAATTCCGATAAATGCAAGAAAGATACTTTAACATGGATTGAAAATTTATTTTCAAAACCAAATTTCTTTACTGTATTTAAGAATCCATTGATGTTTAATCCTGCAACTATATTTTATAGAGTTCAGCCTTCTATGGAAGAAGATATTTGTAATATTAAAATACGCCAAGTTTGGTGTATTCCTCAGAGAATTATTGCCTTAGAATATTATTTCTTTTGCAATATCTTAAAATCTGTTTATAATAACAACAAATATTCTAGAACTTGTTTATACAGTTCTGGACTAACTAATTTTGAAATTAGTGAAAAGATAGTCAAAAGATTGAGAAATTACATTGGCTCAGATAATAACAAGAGCCTTTATTCTATGGATTATTCCAAGTTTGATAGAAATATCCCTGATTTTGCAATTGATATTTTCTTTTCAATATGTCAACAATCTTTAAATTTAACTCATGTTGAAAAGAAATTATTTAATATACTTCGTTTTTATACAAAATATACCCCATTTTGTTATAAAGGATCTCTTTATTTTAAGAGAAAAGGAATTTCTTCCGGATCATATATAACAAATTTATTTGATACTTGGTGGAATTTAACAACATGGATTATTGCCAATTCTCTAAGAGAACAAATTAGTAAACAAAATTTTGATCCCAATATCGATTTACTTGATACGGATCTTTTTAATAATTTAATCATTTATCCAAATTTTCAAATTAAGATTGGAGTTTGCGGAGATGATACAATTATATATTGCGATAAATTAACAATTGATATTCATCGACTCCTTTGTATATCTTTAGGAATGACTATAAATATTAATATTATTACTAATAAACCTAATGAGAAATGTTATTTCCTTGGAAGATTTTGGAATTCAAAATCTGAACCCTTTCAAACATTTTGGTATATGTCCGCACATATAGTTTTAAGATCTAAATGGTATAGAAAAGATTCTGTTCCTTTTGATATATCTGAAGATTTATCTTTAAATAGAATACTGTCAATTTGTCTTCCATTAATTAACGGAAAACAGTATTTAGATAAAGTTTTCTCAAATTATATTCCGTATAGGAATTTTCTAAAAGAAAAAGAAGGTTTTTATTTATTAAAAGAATATCCAGATAATGA